CGTACCCGTACTTAAATCTGTACTACTTGCGTCTGCATACGTCCATAAATCACTTGAAGAAATCATTGGGTAACGTACATCGTAATCCGTTGTAGTATCTGTCAATCTTGCTTTAACACCAGCAGCCGTATATGGGTTAGATATTGCTGAATAGTCTAAATCTGAAAGTTTCTTATTACTAAAGGTATCTTTTAAACTTACCAAATCACCATAGAAAGTAATTGTATAATGTTCTGCTTTGCTATTCTTAACAATAGAACCCTCTAATTGAATCTTACCGCTTCTAAACGGTGTTTTACCTACTTCAATATAAGCATATCGTCTTAAGTTGTGGTCGATTGAATTGTCTACATCATTCTGATAAAAGTATTCAAATATTCTATCATTGTTTGGAGTAGATGGAACGGTAAAAGATTGCGAGAAATCTGTATAAACCTTAGATAAATCTTGAATGTTTTGAATTGAACTTGAAATATTAATAAATTCATCTTTGAATAAATCAAGTTTGTCGTAATTGTTAACCGTAGTTCCTTCAATATATATATCAACTTCCCTATTCATATAATATCGTTTGTAAAATTAAATTCTAAAGGATAGTTAATCATTTTGTTATTGATATTTTTCTGCAAATCTATTTGTTTAGTGTTTAGTTTTGCTGGTCTATTATTTACTAATATCCTATCACTTAATAAAAGTTGTTTAATGGTTTCCTTAAATGATTCATCTACCCAACCGCTATTAACTCTTATTGACTCAGTCCCGTTAATATTAAATGTTTGTACTAAATTCTCTTGACTGTTAAATGTCGTTTCTACATTTCTATAACTTTTGTATTCAGAGTTAGAAACATTCATAGAATCAACTGAAGCACCAAGAAAAAACTCTCTTTGAAAAGCACCGTATTTATTTACAAAATCAATCGTAACACTTCCATATTTATTCGCTTCGATAGGTTTAAAATAATACGTTTTTAAAACGGTGTTAGAAGAATTTAATATCTCTAACTTATTACCATTAGCAAGGTAACTTGAAAACACTCTAAACGGTTGCAAAACTCTTGAATCTACACTTGTATAAGTTCTATTTGTTCCCGTTACCAAGTCAGTATATTTATACTTCCAACCGCTTGTATTATCAACCGATAAATCACCAGGATTTAAGTCTTTATTATAGTAGTAAGTTCCCTCAGGTAGTAGATAAGCCCCTAAGTCAATATTAATTCCTTCCGTATTATAAACGTAACCATTAAAGCAAGTGTAACTAACCGTATCAATTAACGTGTATGTAGAACCTATTAATTTATATCGTTTAATTCTAGCAAAACAAAAACTTTGCTCACTCATAAAATTCGGTTCAGTTGTTGTGTTTACAGTATAACTTAATGTACTTAAAAAGTTTTCTATATATTCCGAAATATCAAAATAACAAGTTGGAGCATTTGACGAAGCAATTAATTTGCTCAGTGTGTAACTTGGTAGCGTTGGATATACAACTACTCCGTTTTGTGGTTTTTTTAAATAAATTTCAACCTTAGCACCAATCTGACTGGCTTCATTGATTTCAATTATATAAGGACTCTTTGCAAATATTCTACTCATCTTGTTTTTGGTTGTTCAATTGTACTATTAAATAACGAAATAGCATCCAATCCGTATTTCTCAATTAATTCACTTGGTAATTTAGAAAATGCCTTTTCAAATGGTTTAGTAAAAAATAAACTTGGTTTAATTCCATGCCTAAATATTGAACGAGCGATTAAAAATTTTAAAGTTTGTCGATTTATAAATTTACCTTCTTTATTTCTTGGTGCTATTCCTTTACGAACTATCCAATTATCTAGTTTGCTTGGTGGTGGCATTCCTTTTAAACCTCTTATACCACCTTTTGAAGTATAACTATACTTCCCATCTCTAACTACTTTTTTAGGGTTTCCGTTTTTATCTTTTCCTGCGGGACCAACTCCATTAACTCCTTTGTCCTGGTAATGTCCGTAATCTTCCATTGAGAAATAAACCCCAAAAGAATTTTTGAATAACTTACTTTCACCCTTTATAGAGTTATATAGTTTTTTACTACTATTCTTTTTTAAGTTTGTTAAATTGCTTCTACTTTGTTGTATTATATATTTAACAAACTTTTCTAACTCTTTTTCAGTTTCTAACATCTTAATAAATTACCATTGTGTTTTCTGTTGAAATATCAAATGTCATGGTCCATCCTGCTACGGAATCTGTAAACTTATCAAAGAATGGTTCACAAGTTGCATCTGAAAGTATATCGTAATTTATCTTTAAACTGCCTCGATACATTTGTTCATACAATCTGTTAAGTATTGCTAATGTAGAGTTCATTACATCATCTTCATTATTATTACCTACATACAAAGTAACCGTTTCATCTTTGCTAAAATCCACAGCATCCATGCAAATAATAGAAATATTATAATTTACAACCTGATTAGAAAACGTTGTATTGTTGAACATTATATGACATAAAGGAAACATATTTTGTTTCTGCAATAATACTGCTGATAAATCCCCTTTAGTAACTTGGTTAACAAGTGGGTCAGTGTTTAATGTGTCATATAATTTTGTTGATATATCGAAGTAACTCATTTTAATTGATTTTTTTTAATTTGATTAATTTCTATTTGTGTCTTTTGCTTCTCGAATGTCAGAAAGTTAAGGACGGTAAATAATTCAAGTTTGAGAACTTCATCGAATCTTGCAAGGTCTCCTTGAGCGACTTGATATATTGATTGATACCAGCCCCACTGTTTTGAAAATTGAGCTTCTTCGCTAAAATCTGTTGGTTGCTCATCGTCAATGTCTTGAGGCTCTTCTCTAAATAATTTACTGTAGCCTTCAGTAACTCCTTTTCTAAATTCAAAAAAAAAACGTGTGCTGAAAGTGCAACTGATAAAGGTGTGTATTTCATCATTTCTCCAAACTCATCGACGTTGTTAAATGGTGCTATTAAATACTGCCCTTTCTTATTCTTTTCAATAACTGGTCTATACAAAACAGCCAATGCTTTATGAAACGAATCAAAATTTACAATGTGTGTTTCTGCTTCAATATATTCTTCCCAACTAATTTTATCAAAGTTAGGAATTAAACCAAGTTCTAATTCGTTAATTTTAAATGTCGTTTGTAATTTTGGAATCTCAGAAAATAGTTTGTTAAAATGATTAACCAATTCAACCATATCTGTAAACTTAATCTTAACAACTTCCTTTAATTCTATTCCACAAAATATCTGTATCATCTTTTGCCCTAGAAATTCGGGATCGGTATTGTTCTTACAAATATCCATGTACTTTTGATAGTGAAGTAATGGTATCTCACTTAATGAAGTTGGAATTGTTAAATTTAATTTCATTCTGCTATGTATGTTAATGTTGGTCTTTCAAAATTTATTACTCCATAATCTCCAGTATTAAAATCTTTTATAATATCTGTGTTAGGTTTCACTTCAGTTTTTAAAGCATAATGAATTTGACAACCTGCTATTATTATATGATTTTTTTCTGTTCCTACTTTAGCATACCAATTAGAAGCATTTCTATTTGTTTTCACTCCTAATATACTATCTTCAAATATTTCTACTTCACCCCATACTGATTTATATTGCCTACCATCAGGAGCAAAAAACCAACCATCTGTTGTTATTAAATATTTTCCTTTCATAGTTTTTAAACGTTTAATTTTGTAAATGTGTTTAATAGATTGAATAGTTACCTTTGTTTGGATTGCTTAATTGATAACTTACAGCATATCTAACAGCATCTAAAGCGTGGTTAAATTTATCTATCGGAGTTTCTGATTTACGTTCTAACCAACTGTAATTATTCAACTCCTTAATTAAATCAATCGAATCACAATCTATTATCATTTCGTAATCTCTAAGCATCTCAATACCCTCTGTGATTTTATGCTTAACACAAGCCACAACATTATTACCCTGATGTTTTAATTCACTAATTAATCTAGGCTCTGCATTATCACCAACTATTAAACCGCCTTTAGTAAAATGATTGTTTAGCCTTGCTAGTTCTGTCGTTACTAATTGAGTTTGATAAATATGTAACTTAAGATATATTAACTTTCTGCCCTTATCTATTGAAGTTTCTACCAATGTAGTCGGGTCGTTGCTAAATCCATAATCTTGACCAAATACAGAACCGTTATCATTATTAAACTCTCCTATTCTCCAGTTGTTATAAATAACTCCCTCCGCCTTATCTAACCAACCGCCTAAAATAGTATGTTTATACTTTTCGGGTCTACGTTCTTTAATATCGTTAATTTGCTCTAGGAACGATTTAGATAGGTTTTCTTTATTGTCTAAGTAAGTTGTGTGAATGTATGTAATATCGTCGTTTACAATCGTTACACCGCCATCAACACCTTTGTTTTCAAAAAACTTTTGGTATATGAAATGTTCTTTTGTAGCAGGATTTAAAACTAAAATAACTCTGTTCTGTTTTTCTTTATGCCTTATTGAGTAATCAATTTTATCAAATGTATCTTCGTCTGTCAATTCTTCCGCTTCATCGAGTACCCACGTTGTAACCCCAGCCAAAGATTTAAGATTTGCTGTTTGCTGTCCTGAACTTGTTTTTATACCTTTAAATAGAATCTTACTTCCAGTTCTAATATTTATAATCTCATCTTTAGTAATATGAAAATCTGAATGTCTATCTATCAAATCAATCTTTTCTATAAATTCTGGAATGATTGAAACGTGAGCAGAAGTTAATGTATAACGAGTGAATAAAATTACATGACCTACTTCGTAAGTTAGTGTAAGTAAAAAAGTAGTAACACTAAAACTTTTACCTGAGCCACGTCCTCCAGTTATTACAAAGTAACGTGAGTCAGAAAATAAACCGTTATATTTCTTACTTAATGTTAACAAGGTCCTTAATACTAAAATCGTTCAATGAAATATTACTTTCAATTGTTTCTTTTGCTTTACCAAATAAATGCTCCGAAATGAATATTTTTCCACGTTCAAAAGTTAACAAATCTTTAGCGAGTTCAATCCTTGCTTCTTCATCTGTTTCAACATTTTTAACTTGTTTAATTGCAGCAATAAAAATAGCATTTGTTTTTTGTTCATCTGCTATTGGTTTACGTCCCGCTCCTTCTGTTTTTCCCCCTTTACCAGCCATCGAAAAAAGTATTGATTATTCAATTATCTACATTGACCCATTACAGGCTTACTACCTTTCCAGTCCTTATCTCTTTGAACACCGCTACAATCGTTTATAGTTGAATAACCTCCAAACTTTGTGCCATCGTTTAAATTAAACTCATTAACAAAAACTACCCTATCACAATTACAATCTTTTACAACTGTTTGTTGTGCTGAATTAGTTGTTGTGTTACTCTCTTTTTTACAACCTAAAATTATTAGGCTAATTAATATCAAATATCTCATTTCTTATTTTTTCTTTAGTTGTTTTTAAACTTCTCATTACCGTAGATGGTGCTATATTGAATTTAGCCGCTATTCCTCGAATCGTTAAACCTTTCTTATAATAGGCATCTAATATTATAACGTCTGAGTAGTGTGTTTTGTATCGTACCTTTTCAATTTGTGCTTGTATCTCTTCAAATCTAATAAATTTATCTATATCAATTTCATCGCTTACAAGTTCTTTAACATCGTTTAAATCTACTTTGTTAAATCTACTTTCTAATCTTATTTTATCTACGCAAATAGAACGTAAAGTACACCAAACGTAAGCAGTATTAATATCTTTGTTTAGCTCAATTAGTTTGATATACATATCTTGGACTTCATCCTCACACCCTCCAAACTGTTTAGCAATGTTTATCCACTTCTTATGGTGTTTTGTTAGGTCCTTAATCGTCATTATAC